GGGGTATTTTTTCGTTGACAGAGTTTCAGCAGGATATTATCAGGGAATCAGTTTGCAGGCTTGCAGATTTTGAATCTGAAAATGCAGATATGATTCAATCGGTTTTGCAGCAGTATGCCATAAATGGTGTGTCCATGACATTTGGCAGTTCGTGGAATGTGCAGGTACAAAACGGCGTGGCGATAAGCCGCGCCGATTATGCCTTCTTATGCCAGTCAGGGCTTTGCTGTGCCAGTTTAGGAGTGTAAGCAATGAAATATCCATGTTTGATACAAAAACGCTTCTGTAAGACGGATATAGAAGTCAGAGTAAACCGCGAAGGAAGAAATAAATACGGCGAGCCGTTAGAGCAGGTACAATGGTCGGGTAAATGCAATTATCAGGATAATGGCAAAACAGTGCTGACAGCAGAGAAACAGTTAATACAATTATCGGGGTGCGCACTGATACCGGGAGATATTGCACCGGAGCTTCCATCACTTTCCGGTGGTGAGCTGATTGTGAATGGTGTAAAACGCAGAATCTATGAAGGGACAAAAGCAAGAAACCCGGACGGAACAGTCAATTATACAAGACTGGAGGTAGAATAGTGGCAAAATACGTCAAATCGGTTGTAAAGATAAACACACCACGGATTCAGGAAATCAATAAATGCGCGGTGAAGGCACTGGAAATGACAGCAGAAGCATTACATACGGATATTGTAAATGCAGAGGTTATGCCGAGAGATACAGGACATATGGAAGACGAATCCACTTTTGTGGATACTTCACAGAGCAGTCAGGGAAAGGTAGGCATTGTAACTTCTACACCGTATGCAAGACGTATGTATTATCACCCGGAATATCACTTTCAGAAGTGGGAAAACGCATTTGCACAGGGAAAGTGGTATAACCCATGGTTAAAGGGCGGAATTTATCAGAATGACATAAAAGATAATTTCCAAAAGTTTATGAAGCGGCTTATGAAGTAGGAGGTGATAACGATGCTGTATTTATCAGAAGTGAGGGACTTTATTGCCGGTCTGCTGACGGGTATTGTAGATGATGAGAATGTCTACAGTGGCATAATGCAAGATAAGCAGGAAATGTCAGTTGGTGTATACAATCAGAAGCGTGGAACTCCAAAGCTTTCAGCAGTGGGAGTAAATCCGTCATACAGCCGTAAAGCGGTAAGCGTTTTGGTACATTGGAATAAAAGTCCGAAACAGACAGAACATGCCGCGGCGGCGGTATACGCTGCAATAGAAAGAGCAGGGAGAACCAAAGCAGGTGCAAACAATATATTGTTTGTAAAAATGACAACGGAAGAAGCAGTTGATGTGGGGACGGACGACAACGGTGTTTTTGAAATGGTTATAGAATTTGACATTTATTATGAAAGGCAGGATACAAAATGAAAAAGATGAATTTACAGTTTTTTGCTGATGCAAGAACAGGGGTAAATCCGACTAATGAGATTCTTTTTGGCGTATGTACGACAGGAAGACCTGTAGATCTTAAATCAGCAGATTACACCACAGTAAAAGATGCAGAGAGCCTCAGTGTTTCCATTGACGGCTCGATGGAAAGCTGGAATCCCATGGATGCAGGG